ATGGCGTGTTATCGGAAGCCTTAGATGGTGAGCAGATTCTGACTATCTTGCAGGATTTGCTACTTAATAACTGGAGCGAAGTAGCAGCTGCGACAACGTGGGCAACCTATGAAGCAGGCGTGACGTGGGCTACTGCTGAGAATGTAGGTCTAGGCGAGATCGATGCAGGCAATTATTCACTGGCAGCTCGAACATCTGACGTCACAGATATTTATTCATTGTGCGCTGCTCTGGCTAATTCTGGTCTTGGATATCTTTATGAGGATCCACAAGGCCGCATTTCTTATGCTGATTCGACACACCGCAGCACGTACCTTGCAACCTACGGCTACACTGAACTTTCAGCCAATGATGCGCTAGGTGCTGGACTTAAGATTCAAACGCGCGCAGGAGACGTTAGAAACGATCTAACGCTCAAATATGGCGCAGCTTCAAACTTTGAAGTCACCGATGAGGACCTCACGTCTATTGGGCTCTATGGCAGACTGGCTCAGGTAATTACAACAACACTCAAACATTCGGCCGATGCTGTAGATCAGGCGGCGTTCTACTTAACAATTAGGTCTGCGCCAAATGCCAATTTCGAGCAAATTACTTATGAGCTGACAAATCCAGAGATCTCCAGCGATGATCGAGATTCGCTGCTAAACGTGTTCATGGGCTTACCTGTCATCATCTCCGATATGCCTACCAACATGGGCGCGACGTTCTTGGGCTTCGTCGAAGGTTGGCAGTTTCAGGCAGCATTCAATCGATTATCTTTAACGGCTACGCTCTCGCCGCTGGCCTATTCGTTGCAAGCTATGGCGTGGGCTGACGTGAGCGTGTCAGAGGCGTGGAATACGATTTCGGGCGGTCTTGAATGGCAAGATGCCCTAGTAGTGAATTAAGGAGACATAAATGGCTAATCCAACAACGAACTATGGCTGGGTCTTGCCTGTCGCGGCTGATTTAGTCACAGGGCTACCCACGCAATTCGACACAGCTTTGCAGGGCGTGGACACATCGATGGTTGATCTACTAGGCGGCACGACTGGGCAGGTCTTGTCAAAAACATCAGACACAGACATGGCCTTTACTTGGATCGCCGCAGCTGGTTCAAGTTACTCTGGTGCATCCGTGTATAACTCAGCCTATATTTCGATTGCAAATAACACAGACACAATCCTAACTTTCAACACCGAAAACTTTGACACAAGTTCTTATCACTCAACGGTTACAAATACCAGCAGATTGACAGTTCCAGCGACAGGAAAATACCTAATAACTGTAAACATTGGTTTTTCTAATAATGCAACAGGCTATCGGTACGCACAGATTAAAAAGAATGGTGCCACAAACGTCTGCACAGTCGGACTTAATTACAGTCCTAGCGGAACTTATGATGTGCAACTATCAAACAGCGTGATTGTATCAGCAACTACAGCAGATTATTTCGAGCTGCAAGTTTATCAAAATAGCGGCGGATCATTAAACGGCGGATCGACTGCTACTTTGCCAGTAACTATCACAAGTCTAGGAGCATAAAATGGAACTATGGCAAAAAATTATTGATGCTTACTCAGAGATTAGCCCTACCGATGACTTTAAATCTTTAGGCATTTTCTTGCGAGATGATTCTGACGGAGCAGGCGCATACATAGCCGAGTGGAATTATTCGCGACCGATTCCAGTAGGATTGAAACTAGGTAAATGAAGCCAATTTTATGTAAGGCAGGGCAGCAACTGAGAGAACAGTTCGATGAACTACCCTAAAGGTACAGCAGCTCTCATAATTGAGACGGCTCTCGCGGAAGTGGGCACGATTGAAAAAGGCGAGAATCTGACGAAGTACGGCAAATTCACAAAAGCCAATGGCCTACCTTGGTGCGGCTCATTCTGTAACTGGGTATTTAATCGCGCTGGAATAAAACTTCATTCGATCGTCGGAACGGCGATAGGGGCGCAAAAGTTCAAAAACATGGGGCGATGGCATAACGTGCCCAAAGTAGGCGATCTTGCATTTATGGACTTTCCACATGATGGCGTTGATAGGATCAGTCACGTGGGCATTGTTGTCGGAATCAATGATGACGGCAAAACAGTGGTCACCGTTGAAGGTAACACTTCCGGCAACGGCGATCAGAGAAATGGCGGCATGGTGATGGTAAAACATCGGGCTTACGGTCAGGGCAAGGAGATCGTAGGTTTTGGCCGCCCAAAGTTCGTCAGTTACGATGGCGAAATGCCAGCGATTACTGCGAAAAAACAAAAGGAGAAAATCAAATGAATGCAACACAATTCAAAAGCGCAGCTGCATCGTACCTTCGCGCAGCTCTCGCATCAGTGGTCGCGATCTACATGTCAGGCGTTACCGATTGGAAGCTACTGGCGAATGCGGCTTTGGCTGGCATTCTGGGGCCGCTGCTTAAAGCTCTGAATCCAAAAGATCAGTCTTACGGTATAACAAAGTGAGTGTGGGCGAATGGGTCGCAGTCGCGGTTGGAGTCATCTCCATCTGCGGCTCATTCGTCATTTCAGTAAGGTGGTTGGTCAGAACATTCATGGCTGAATTTAAGCCAAATGGCGGTTCGAGCCTGCGAGATCAGGTGAACAGGATTGAAACACGCCTAGATGCCTTATATCAAATCCTAATCGAGGATTAGACACGCCCAAAAACTAACTGAGTGCTTGTAAATGTCAAAGGTTAGGTTCATGCTATGACGTAGGGAGCGCAACTGGCGCACCCAGATACGGGAGCATCGAATGACAATAGAACAAATAATAGGCTTTAGCCTTATCGCACAGCTCTGCTTTGCCACGATCTTTTACTCGCTAGGGTTCAAAGATGGCAAATCGGTTGGATACGTAAAAGGCCGCACGCTAGGCATCAAGATCGGCAATATGGAAAAGGCGGTTAAATAATGGCCTTCTTAGATAATTATGAGGACGTAGCAGCACGCATTCGCAGGCTACATACTACCTATCCAAATAATCGGATCGAGACTTCGATCGCAGACTTCAACGCAGAAAAAGGTTTCGTACTGATTGAATGTCGAATCTTTAGAAACTATGACGATGAAAAGCCAGCAGGCATTGATTTCGCATTTGGTCGCGTGGAGTCTTACAACGTCGGAATGAAACGCTGGTTCGTAGAGGATACAGTTACATCAGCCATTGGCCGCTGCGCTGGCCTTGTTCTAGGAGCTGAGAAAAGGCCAACCTTGCAGAATATGCAGCAAGTCGAGACAATGCCCAAAGCCTTCATAGAAAAAGATGAAACAGATTTCTGGGCTTCGTCAATTAGTGAGGACGGTTTCACTTCAGCTGCTCAGGCCATCGATACCATTAAAACACAGCTAGGCGGCGAAATGGTAGGAGAAAATCCTATTTGTCAGCATGGTCATCGGATACTCAAAGAAGGCACTGGCAAAACAGGCAAGCCTTATCATGGCTTTGTCTGCACTGAGAAAATAAAAGCAAATCAGTGCGCGCCCATCTGGTACACATTGACAGCTTCCGGAAAATGGCGGGCACAGTAATGGGCTATTTTCAGATAATTCCGCTCAACAACACAGATATCTGCGACAAGTGCGAAAAGAGAGTGCCAAAGATTGAGGGCAGCTACTTCGATGACATGCTTTTCATATGTCAAGAATGCAAGCCATGATTCGCGTGGATCTTGATAGAAGCAGGTCATTCTATGCCCATCAGATAGCACTGAATCGAGTGATTGCAATTCATGGGCATCAAAATAACGAAGCTCGATATGATCGAACAAAATCATTTCACGAAGCGATCGCACAGCACGCCGAAGGGGCAGCCGCCGAAGCAGTGGTGGCAACGTATTACGGCGAGCCTGATTATGACCTATCGAAATCATCGTTCAAAGAAACGGCTGATCTGGAACTGGCAAATGGCCTCAAAGTAGAGGTTAGATGGACTCACTGGAAAGATGGTCAGCTGATTATCTATCCAAATGATCGAGATGCTGACGTAGCCATTCTGGTGGTTGGCACAGCACCGACGTACTACATCACAGGCTGGATTCCAGTCATCGCTGCAAAATCGCCACGCTTTAAGCATTCAAGGCAAGATACATGGTGGGTTCCACAAGATAACCTATATCCGATTCAGGACTTGATTAGGAGCAAATATGCACGTCCTACCTTGTAAAATATGCCAGGTTGAGATCAATCATCAGGCGGTCAATGTAGCTGACACTTTGCCGCCAAATATAGCTGTGCTGGAATGTACGGGCTGCGGATTGCTCAGCGTGAGGTCAATTATAACGAAAAGTTATAATAGGAGCATAAATGAGTAATTTCTTAGATCTTGGTTTAGATCAGACTTGGACAAATGCCACAAGCGATGATTGGTATACGCCGCCTTGGGTATTTCAAAGCATCAATTTATCTTTCGATTTAGACGTGTGTGCTCCAGTAGGCGGATTGCCTTGGATTCCAGCTGAAAAAAGTTTCAGCATACTAGATGACGGTTTAAGTCAAGATTGGACGGGGCGCGTGTGGATGAATCCGCCTTATAGCGATCCGAGTCCTTGGATGAGTAAATTTATAGAACATGGCAATGGCATTTGCCTAACGCCTACAAGTCAGGGCAAATGGATGCTCGAAACTTGGTCAAAAGATACGGCGTGGCTTATGCTGCCGCCAATGAAGTTTGTCAAATATGACTTAATTCAAGCCAAAACAGCTTTACCAAATAGATGCTGGCTGATAGCCTGTGGCGCAGACAACATTCAGGCATTGCAAAATGCTGGTTTAGGGAGCGTGCGATGAAACGTTACCAAATCGTTATAATCAAAAGCGCGTGGCCTAGGCTCAGGGTACTTGCAGGCATGGTGTACGGTGGACCGATACAGCCGCACAAGCTCTCGAAGCCAATTTCAGAGAGTGATAGTCTCTCAGTAGTAAGAAAAAACAGAGATGAAAAAATGATAAAAACATCAATCCTTCTACTCTTAGCATCGGCTTTAATCGGAGTGCAAGGGGCAAGTACTGCCACGGCGGTCAATCAGGCTGATCATCTCAAGCTCTATGCTCATTCACGCATCGTTGATTGGGAGCAGTTTCAGTGCTTCAATAGCATCATTAGAAAAGAATCCAGATGGTCAGTCACAGCTCGAAATGGTAGCCATTACGGACTAGGGCAGATGCGAAACGTCAAGTACAAGACACTCGATGGCTACTCTCAGATTGACTGGACTATTCGCTACATTCTCAAGCGATATGGTTCTGCCTGTAAGGCATGGACATTCCATCAAGAGGAAAACTGGTACTGATGCCACAAGAACGCAACAGCATTCATTCACGTAAGTGGAGAGTGATACGCATGAGGATACTCAAGCGCGATGGCTTTGTGTGCCAGTACTGCGGAGCTGAGGAAGCTACGACGGTCGATCATATTGTGGCGCGTTCGCGTGGCGGTGACGATAATGAGGAAAATTTGGTCACTGCCTGCACCAAATGCAACTATTCCAAGGGCGATCGTTTTTTTGGCTCGGAGGGTAGAC